ATAACCATAGAACTATCTAACGGCACTTCTCCGGGTACTGGTGGCTGATATAAACTAGGTTTTACTTGATTTGGTACATAATAAGGATCAAAAGGTTCAAACGGAGGAGATAAACTTTCCCCTAAACCCCCAGTAGGACCTCCACCTGGTGGTTTAGTAACTAAATTTTGTCCTAAATTTTGATTTGCTATTTCTCTACTGATTTCATCTTGACTCCAAAATGGATTTTTTGCAGATTGAGAAATAGCATTTCGTGTTGCTGAATTATTTAATGTTGATACCGAAGCATTAAGAGGTACTCCTGCCTTTGTAATAACATCAGTAGCATCTTTAACTTTAGCAGCATCACCTTTAGCCCATTTCCAGATTGCACTCAATACCGTATCTTTTGATGTAGACATTGTAAGAATATTTGGGATGGCTCCAAGTAAAGCACTACCTACTTGTGAAATTCCAGAAAGTCTCGATGCATCTTTTGCTGCTTGTGCCTGATTTTCTGCTATCTGTTTCTGCATCAAAGCGTTTGTAGCGGCTAAAGCATCAACTTGTCCTGGTGCATAAAAGTCTTTTGTAGTCGCTGGACCGCCATATAGACCAGCTAAAAGTTTTGCCCTGTTGACTGCTGCATCTTGTTCTTTTCTTCCTTCTTGAATTGCGGCAAGGTTGGCTGTTCTATAAATTTTTTCCCATGGCTCGGATACTCTTTGAGCATACGCATTTCGGTATGCTTCTGATCCTACCGGAATACCTCGGTTTGCCATTTCTCTATTAAAATCGTCTATGGCTCTTTGTTTTGGAGAATCATACAAATTGGTCATTCTCTCAAACATCGCTTCTTCTGCTCTAGTTCTATCGCCAACTCCGGTTAAGTTCGATAGAGCCGAGGTAAGAGCTTGCGACTGTACTCCCTGTCTTTGTGCAAACAAGTTCTGTTCTTCCGGGGAAAGTGTCAGTTCTGCAGCACTTCTTCCCGGTCCAGAATATTGTATGCTTCCTCTAGGCGTAACTTGATTTAACCGATTTAACGCACTTTGCAAAAACAGACTTTGCCCAGCATTTGCCGGATCTAGTCCTGGCGGTATATTCAGATCAAAGTCCGCCATCGTGTTTTGCGGATTTAATGCACTTTCAAGAGTAGGTCTTTCTGCTCTTTGCACGCTGCTTGGTGTTGTTACACTTTGTATTGCCATTTACATCGCACCCCCTGGTTCGTATAGATAATCGAGTCTATGCCAGCTTACATTTTGATTTTTTACCTGAGCTGAAAGTTTTACGGAAACGGTAGCTCCAAATCCTCGCACCATCAAAAAGACTCTGTTTACTTTCTGTTCATCGGGCCAGTAAGCGTCATCCCATTCGGCAGTATCCCAAGATCCACCTATTTGAGCTTCGCTTTCTGCAGTTAAGCTCGTAGTGATATCTTCAAAATCAAATCCAAGTCCTACATCTAACGTAAGCGTAGATTCGTGTATAAAATATGGTCTAATAGCGGTGATTCGTTTCATCGCACCATAATCTAAAGCGTTCCATGCAGTTTGAGCTTCAAAATTGATTGCCGCTTCATCGTCTTTACTTCCGGTATCAAATTTGAATATCTTGCCGCTAGTATCGCCAAAATACAGGTTGTTGTTGTACATTCCCCACGTACTACTAGGAATATCTTCAAACGTGGTCCAAGCTCCTGTAGTGGTATTCATAACATGTTGTTTAAACTGCGTGGTAGATATCGGTACATTGAACAGAAGCATAGATCCAGCCGGATATAAATGTCCTTCCCATCCTGCATTTGCTGCGTATGTCGCTACATCACTTTGCACCAGTCCAGACATTTTTGTTCGTTTACGGAGTCCTTGACCAGCCCGGAGGGTTTCCTGCGTTAAATGTACGTAATCTTCTCTTGTTAAAATAACCAGATCACCGCCAAGTTTCACTACCGAATGAGAATCTACCGGGCTACCCATATCGTAGACACCTACCAAAGTCCAATCCGAAGCTCCTGCATCGGTTCCTTTATAAATCGCTACCTGACCAAGCTCAAAAATAAACACCATAAAATCATCTGGACCTGCTCCGCCATCGATTGTCCAGGTATGGCTACTGACTAAATTTCCGCCAAAATTCGCAACGCCAGACATATCAAACTTCGTTAAACTGCCGCCTAATGCTCCGGCAGCAGAGTACCAGCAATTTTGTGTATTTTTTTCAATAAAATAAGAACGGTTCTTAAAGACATTTACGTGTTTTAAGTTTGTAACGGTTAATCCTGTACCGGATACCGTCATATTGGCTATAGAAGATCCGTCATAGGTTAATGGCGTATCGGTTCCGTTGACCAGTCCCATTTTGCCTACCATCATTACCCAGGACCATCTTCCATCACCGGTAAGCGATGCTTTAATAGAAGTAGCGGCATCTTCATCAGAAGTTGCGTCATATAAGTTTGTCGCTGATGCGGCTATCAGTTTCTGGGTAGTTCCGTTTTTAAATTCAGCGATCATCGTTACATTCCCGGATCCTACTCCAGAGGAATGAGAGGTATATCCATTTCTTAATTTTAGATCGCCTGATGTTGGAAACATATTGATTAATGTAGGAGCATCGGTATCGGGCATTTCCCCGTATCTATCCCTGGTATTCAGTCCGCCGATAGGAGCTGGAATAGATACAATCTTGGTTTTTCCTCTGCGAACTTGTCTTATCTGATCCTGTTTTCTTTGATAATTCTGGTATGCAGTAGCGTTTACCATGTATTAATCTCCAAATCCTGTTTCTTGCGTATTCGCTAATAGAATTACCGATGCAGATTCGCCCATATCGAGTTTAGGAGCTGCTCCGTCTCTACCGATAGCTCGCCTAATTTCTACATCCGCTTCATCTCTTGCTTCTAAATAATTGAGTCCTAATGACTCTAATAATCTCCATTTCACTTCCAGTTCTAAAAGATATTCGTCAAACTTAGAGTAATCGGTATCTGCTGCGATATCGGCTAGTTCAGAAGATGCATCCGAGTTGAGCAGCCATTTATTTGTAATGTATTCATACGCTAAAGTTTCTGTTGCAGAAGGCGTAGGATCAATGTATATCTTTTTTACTCCTGCCAACGCTTTGACCCTAAATCCTTTTTTAATTGGGGCAGTCTGCAGTACACCGGATTTAATCTCTTGCCACCTTTGCGGATTGATAGGCCCTCGTAAAATAACATCGTTTGTCCTATCCCAGTGTGTTTGATTGATAAAGCGGTCAAAATCACTTGCTAAAGCGTAATACGCAGTCCCATCGCTTGTGGTAATGGTAGTTTCGCTAGTTAGAACACTCCAATCATGCCTTTTCGATAACATGACCCCAGCACGCTTAATTAACGCTAACATACGTACATTGGTTTCATCGGTAGATCCTACTAAAGATCCCGGTTTATTCAGTCCTAATTCTCTTGCTATGTTTTGGGCTACATCAAGTACACTCATTCATCCACTTCCTTTTCCTTGGCTCTTTTTTTAGGAGCTGTTTTCTTTTTTACAGGTTCCATAATTTCTTGCAGCGTTTCTTGTAGCTTTTCAACTTGCGTTTTCAATTCTTTATTTTCATTTTCCAGTTCTAAAAATCTAGCCGATCCTTCCGCACTCTTTAGATACGTTTGTGCCTGATTAATAATTTCTCTGCCGCCCATACCCAATTTATTGATAGCTGGATCGGGAAGATTGGCTAACGCTTCGACTGTCATGATGTTGAGATGTTTGCAAGTAGATATCCAGCTTGGCGTTAAAAAAGATGCCTGATTGATAGGCGTTCCGGAAATAGGTTGTTCTTTGGATTCTTGAAACGCCGTCCATTGTCTAGGCCATTCCCTATGATCTTCTTCGGTTGCTTTTCTTTCTACAATTTCTTTATCGTTTCCGGGAATGATTTTTCGGATATATACAAAATCTTCGTAGATAGGTCTGCCTTCTTCTTCGGATTTTCTCCGCATGTACACTGGATGCAAATAAAATTGTGCGATCACTCCGCCTTGTGTATTGTCTCCTTGGGCTATAGTGTCATACGTCATTTCGCTGATACCTGGCATACCTTCTCCTTAAATAAAAAGTGATGAAGCAAAGGGCATGGATGTCTGAGGAGAGGATAGAAATAAATACCACCCACACCCCTGCTTCAAAAAGAAACTTAGAACGTAGTCGATTTCGGATGTGTGGCGATGCACTCTATTGCACTTCCACTTCCGCCATCGGCACTTACAATAACGACTCCATCGATCTTAGTTTGTGATGAACTTGCATCATCCAGCTTTCCGGCTGTACCCGATGTGTATAACGCCGCATCTGCCGCACAAGAAGCTAAAACATTGATCGTGAAATTGGTTCCGTGGGTACGCACCCAGCCAAAATCATTGTCTGAGAAAGCTGCGTCTGGTGCAAATCCGACAAACCAACCGTCATCAGCCATGGCCTTGGTAATAGGAGCTGCTTCAAAGTTTTCATCAATTCCTACGACATCACTTGCTACTATCGCTGCGGATGCATGTACATATACTGCTTCTCCGCCATCGTCTAATATTGCTTTTTGTCCTACCTTGAATTGATTGCCTTCATCGCTGCTAGTTCCGGTTCCGGCAACTCGTTCATCTAATTTCGCCCCGATTGGGGATAAAACTTCTGCCATTTCTTGTTACTCCTTTCAAAAGTAAATTAAACACGATTACGCACAAATAACGCCTTGCACATCTGCATTACTCATTGTCATATTTCCTGCCCAAACGAGAGGAACTACGATGGCATCCTGATTCACACTTTCTCTTGTGGATAGAGGTACCATGTTTCTGTTTGGATGCGGTCTTAAAAAGATGTAATCGGTGTTTAAGAAATACATACGTGTTGCAGCGATTCCGGAATCTCCGTCATAAATAACGTCAGAATTGTGGAATTTCAATGCTGCATATCCAGCGTGTCCTTCTCCCGGTGTTGTGATTCTCTGAATATCTGTTAAGGATTCCCAGAAATACTGAAAGTAGGTTGTACCGCCTACAATTAAATCGGGTACATCATTACCCCGTACACAATTTAACCATAGTGTCTGCATCGCTGCTTGAATTGTTGTCTTACTTGCAGTTACGGATTCTCCAGAAAAATCATAGTACTGGTTTCTCCAGAAAGAATACGTAGCTCTGTTGATAGATCCAACAGTTCCGGATGTTGGATTGTCTGCTACTTGCGACTGCAGACCGGTTACTTGTTTACCGCTTGTTCCAGTACCATCTGAATACACGCCTGTAGAAAGATTGTTTGCCATTGTCTTTTCTGCATTTTTAATTCTTGCTTCTAAAAGATTGATGACTCTTTCTTTGCCGGAGTTTTGTACTTCGGTTTCAAGACCGGAAGCGGAGACTACGCAAGCCGCCTGTTTCCAGTTATATTCAGCCGCACTGAGTACATCTGAGGGGCTGATATTGAGTGTTTCGTATCCGGAATAATACTTGAAAGTACTGTTTTCTGCATACTCTAATTCCTGGACTATTGTTCTACCGCCATCAGCAGGTTTTACGTTGCCTTTGGAGTTCAAACGATCCAAAAGAGCATTACTTTTAGAAACGGAATCCGCAAGATCCTTGGACCGGTTTCTTAAAGTCGTTGTAACGAGTTCTGTTAAATTTGGTGAAGCCAATTTTGTTTCCTTTCATTTTACGCAGTCGATTGGTCATCCCATGCGGCTGCTAGTTCGTCTTTGATAGAAAGAGTTTTGAGATTATTACCTGCATCTTCCGTTGTACTGGTTCCGCCACGAACACCAGAGGATGCTTTTCTAGCTCTATCTAGCTTTGCTTTTTTAGAAGCCTTGGTATTTACAGATTCATTTTTCTGCACTTCCGATAGCTTCTTTTTGCGTACATCTGAATTGCTCCAAACCGCACGTTCATACAGGTCGTGAATATCCGGATTTTTTCCTACCATCCGGTCTGCATTGGCCAGAACTGCCATCTCCTTTTCCAGATCCTGAAAATAAGGATGTCTGAGATTGCCTTCCGTATCCTTTTGCGATTTAAACGCTTCAATAACCGCTTCTACTCTCATCTTTTCTTGATTCGCTTGTGAGGTAGACTGTTGAAGCTGTTGCTGCTTCATCATATTGATTTCTTGCCGAAGCGTATCGACTTCCGGATCGGTGGAGGAATAATCTTCATAGTCCTCTCCCATTTCTGGAAAATCTTGTGTATTCTGGTTCTGCACGTTCACCCCGTTGCTCTGGGCTATCCATTGTACTGCTTCTTGCGGACTCTCACGCAGATACTTGTTGACTGCCAGTAGATTGCGGATGGCTTGACCAGGAGTTAATCCTGCTAAATCAATATCCCCTTTGTACTCATCTACTGCTTTTCTGATTTCAGAAATGTCCTGCGTTTTGCGAGTATAATCCGCTTCCATTTCTCTATGCCTTCTGAGAAGGAAATCCTGTCCTTCTGAATCTAGAGAATGGAATGTTTCCCGGTCCACCTGCGACCAGTGTTGAGGAGCTTCCAGGGTGTCATCTTCTTCACCGGATTCTTCTGCTGCTTCTTCTGCTACTTCCGGTTCTGGTTCGGACTGATCCTGCTTTTCCTCGGTTCCTTCGATATGAGTGTCTGGAAGTACGCTGCTGGCATCTTCTGCCTGGACATCATCTTCTCCCATTTCTTCCCATACTTCAGATAAACTTTCATTGAGAGTTGGGCTGGCTGGTTGCTCTTGTGTCTCTACACCAGTACCTTCATCTGCCATATTCTTTTCCTTTTATAGAGTTAATCTTTCCTTAATTTCTCTCGCATCGATTTCAGCGTTTCTTTCACAGACCTGCCGCCTACATGCTGCAGTCCTAATTTTAAATTGTATAAAGGAATACTTCCTCTTTCTGTTGCGATATCTTTATACCTACCGGTTTCGTCTGATTTTGATACAGACTGTCTTTTTTGTAAGAAGTGTTTTACCAAGATGCGGTACATTTTTTCTGCAGCGATTTTCTTTGTTTCGTTATCTAAGTGATGGTCGCCGGTAGTAAAATACTGGTATAGATTCTTTAAAGTCGCTTCTTCTCTGTCTCTTTGGTAATAGTTTACTTCCATCACCTTTGTTTTCATCGCATGTTGTATTAAAGGTCTTGCAAGAATTGAAATATTACTCATTTCTTGAGGAGGAAAAATCGCACCGCCCATTTTATCTGGCGAGGTAAGTATTGTTCCAGAATATTGTTTTACAAAAGACTTTACGTTTTCTGGATCGGCAAAAAAATGTTCTGGCTGTGTCCAGGTATATAAAATGACTGCTTTATCTAAAATATTCTTTTGTACTTTTGTTAGTGAATACATATTTGAAAAATTGGTAATCCTCTCTTTTACGCTCAACAGATTTTTTAAAGTTTCTTCTGTTAAGTTTCTTTTACGATATCCTATATCTTTATTTTTAAGATGTAACCAACTCTCTAATTTATGTTGTGAAGTTCCTGTAATATTATGGTGTTCTATATTGGCTTTATAATTTTTCAGTCCTTGTTGATACATTGAAATAATTTTCTTTGCTTCGGGAGTTTCTGTAATCGATTTCCATAGCTGAATAGATGTAGCTATTTCTTGCTGTCTTTTTTTCTCTGGAGGATATACATCCTTACTTACAAAATCCTTTTCCCCTTCTTTTCTTGGTTCTAAATCCCCAAACAATTTATTTATCAAATTAGAATTAGGATATTTTATCGTATAATGAAATTTGTCCGATCCACTATCGGCTAGTAACCTAAAAAATTTATCATTTATGATGTACTGCATTTTACGTATTAGTTCCGGGCTACCGGATCGTTCTTCAAATGAGGAGAGTTTTTTTACCATACCTGTATTTTTTTGCAGCCAGTTTCTTTCCTCGGTAATATCATAAAATTCCATACGTTCTGCTATCGTATTGATTCCTTTAGCTTCTTTCACAATACTTTGTATTGCTCTTGTTAAAATGGAATACTTTCCAGATCCATCGGTTTGTAAAAATTTAGATAGACCGGAAGTACGTAAGGCATCAGAAAAAAACTGCGTCTGATTTTGCATTAAATTGAAATTTTCAAACAGTTCCCGTGTAATATCGTTACTAGGATCGTAGCCTGTAATCGCTGACCGAAAAAGGATAGGCAATTTACGTAGTTCTGGATCTGTTTGAGATTGGATTGCTTCATTTTCTTTCGTTATCTGTTGTATACCAGGGAATGTAGAAAATGGAGATTGTAAATTCAGCATCCTATTTAATTTTGTTTCAGAATAATTAAACGGATTGATAAAATAACTGGAACCTGAATTGATTCCTTTAGCTACTTGTCCAATGAAGCTATTCCATCTAGAACCGGTAAGACCTCCTGGCACATCCAGTACTTGTTTTACTAATTCTTCTGTTTTACCTGCATCACTCAGCGTAAGAACTTTTTCTTTTAACAAGGCTAGTTGTATGTTTTGCGGTGCTATTTCTGTAGGTGTTTCCCATCCTTTAATATCTAAAATAAAGCTGCTTGTTCCTAATGTATCTAAAAGATGTTTTTCCGATTCATCCAATGTATCAAAATTAATTTCTTTTACATCGATATCCGTTTTAGGATTTGTTAGAGTTGTTTCTTTCACCATTTTTCCAATACGCAATATCTCGTTTACACCGCCTTTTTGCATTTTTAAGTAAGTAAGCAGTCCCGGTCTTACACTCTTTTCTGCAAGAGTAGATTCTACAATTTTGTACTGTTCACTTTTTTTTAACGCAGTTTTATGGATTAAAAATTCTTCTTCTGATATCCACGCATGCGAATCTTGTGGATGAAGGTATAACCCTCGTATATCTTCGCTTTCATCGTGGGCTACCATCCAACGCATCATAGATATGTCGATTGGAAATTTACTGACTCCTTTATATTTTTTATCCAGTTCTTTGGTACGTACATCAAATCCGCCTATCCACCTTCCTCGAAACGAACCTGACTGAGTTAAAGCGGTTGGCGTTAAATCTCCTATTCTTCCTGTTCTTGTACTTTTTTCTGCACCTCTAAAAAATGTAATTGTTTCTGGAAGGGTTGGACTTTGCGTTATTCCTAGTTTTTTTCGCAGTGTCTGTTTTGTAAGATTTTGCAGTTTTTCTACAACCACTTTGGCTGCGTCTACCCATTCTTTTGATGGAAGGTAATTATTTCTTGATTCATCGTATTCATATTCTTTAAGGTGATCTATATCCAACTTTCCCACATACAATTTGGAAGCCAGTTCTTGTCTTGATTGTTTATCATACTTATACTGCGGTGCGGATCCAAACACTAGTTGTGCCAATCTATTTGTTTTACTTCCTTCACGGGCCGGTCTTTTTCCTAAAGCAAGTTGATATATTGCAGATACGATTTCTGATAAATGCAAATTTTCAGAACCTTTTACTCTCATATCTCCCTTGATAGCCCTTCCCCACATAACATGTTCTAACGCTGCTACATGAGCCGGAGATACTTTTGGATACTTTTCTAACATCATCTTGAGGTTTGCTTCAAAACCTTTTCTTTCGTTAGGATTATCTTGGTAAATACTGGATGTATAATTTTTCCAAAACTCTTTTACATCGATATCTCCTCTACCTCGTTCAGTTCGACTATGCCCAAACGCTTTTTCTAAAAGAGACTTTTTTATTTCGGAACCGTGTAAATTGATTCCGGTCTTTTTAAAATATTCCTTTTCCAAGGATACGATGTTTGGAACAGAGTAATTCCAATCTCTTTTTACTCTAGGAAAGAAATTATGGACTAATTCTCTATCTACAAATTTTAGCATCCCAGACCAGTTAGCGACCAAATCTTTCATACCAGTTCTTTTGCCACGTGGTGTTAAAAGATGGTCTGGTTTTTCTAATGCTCCTGTATATATATTTCTTCTCTCCTCTATATCTCTGCCTGCAGAAAAAGGATTGACGACTGGTAAATGTGCAGGGCTGCCGAATCCGCCAAACAAACCACTAGCCCCGCCTGCCCTTACCAGTCCAGCCCCTCTAGGAACGAGTTGAGGTACGGGAAACAGTCCTCTCCCTGCTTTCCCGGGAGATTTACGAATATCTTGCCACATGTTTTGTGCGGTTTTTCCTGCTCCCGGTATATTTAAGCTACGCAACTGCATAGCCAGTTTTAAAGGATGAATTAATAATCTTTGATTGGTGGTCGCTACATCTAATGGGGAAGGAAATAAATTATAGAGATTAACCAAACTACCGCCAAGTCCAAGTATTGACGGAACCATGGTTCTTCTTTGCAAATCTGCATCTGAATATTTGTCTAAATTTCTTCTATCGACACCGTGCATATTCAAAAACAGATTTTCTAAGATTCTTCGGTTATAATCTGCCGGAGAGAGTTTATCCAGTCCTTGATAGCCACCGTAACTCTTTTTGATAAGATCAAAATATTCATCAAAAGACCAGGGAGTTTCCTCTACTGATTCCGGTCTTTTTAAAATATCTCTTTTCCAAGGACTCGATGTTGCTCTATATTGTCCTGCAGTAAATAACCCGTTTGCCATGTATAATTCCTTATGCCATACCCATCATCGGCATACCGCCGCCTTGTCCGCCCATCATAGGATCTACTGCTCCCGGTTGTGCCATGTTGGCTCCTTGTCCCTGACCAGCCATTTGAATTTCAGAGAAAAGCATTTGTTTCACCTGTTCTGGCAGAGGTTGTCCTTGCGAAACCAGTTGCATATAAAACTGCCCTTTTCCTTCGGGATCCCCGGTAAGCTGAATATAAAGCTGCACTAGTTCTGCATCTTCTCCGCCCATAGGTGGACCACCAGCAGGCATACCGCCTTCCATACCCATTCCAGGAGGAGGAGCTGCTCCTGCCATATCTCCGTTCATTGGCGGCATCGGTCCGCCATTTCCGCCCATACCACCCCCTGCATAATCCATCATTCCTGCCATCTTCTTTTCCTTTTTATTTGTGATGTTGCCCGTTATAAATTTTTTCGGATAACTTTTGTACTTGCATTTCTAGCTGACCAATTTTCAAATCCTGCCTAACATCAGAAGGTAAAGATCCGCTACCCCATTTACCGGCAGGCCAGAGTTCTACAAAAGAGGAGTTCTTGTTCACGTCTTTCGCTATCATCTGGATTTGAAAGTCGTTGTGCTGCACTTTTGCGGACATCGTAGCCAGCCACCACACCCCTGCTGCTGCTTGTAAGGCAAGTCCAATAGCCAGAGAGATGATAAACTTTGTGTCCACTATTTTTTGCCACGTTTCTTTTTTGCTTTGGCTGCCGCTTTCTTTCCTTTTGCGGTGTATGGATATTTCTTTCCCTTTACTACTGGCATATCTATCTCCTTATCTCTCTGGATCGATCCAGGAAAAACGTACATGAGGATCTGGCTGAGCTTGTATTTGACTTTCTTTTCTTTGATTAGACTCCCGTATCCTTGACGTATCGCTTCCTACCTCGATAAAAGACTGTTTTCCGTCCCCTCTTTTTAAAAATTCTCTATGTTCACGCCTGCTGTTTATCATCGTAAAATCGTACATATTTCTATACGGTTTGATATCTTCGATAATCTGCATCCTGGCTTTGGGTTCTTCTCTGACCAGCTCTACTATCTTTCCATCTCGCCATACATACGTTCTTTTAGGCATCTTGATACGCTTCCCTGTCTAGTCTCTCTCTATCCATACGTAATCTTGCTGCATCCACGCTAGCATCATTCTCTGCTCTAAACTGATCGATCTGCAGTTTTGCTTTCTCTCTCTCATCTTTTAGAGCTTCTTGCTGTTTTCTCAGTTCAAACTCTTGTGTTTTGCCAAGCTGCTGCATTTGTAGCTCTTGTGCTTTTAGCTGGTTTTGTTGGTTGGCTAGTTCAGCGTTCTGGGCATCTTGCTCTTGTTGCTGTTGCATTTGTGCCTGATTATTCGCTGCTTCCTGATTGCCTTCTTGACTGGCTACCGGTTGCTGGGAAATTCTATCTAAAATATCTTCTAAGTTCTTTCCTAGTTTAAATGGCCTGATAACCGGTTTTAACAGTTCAACTAAAGCTTCTGGCGGTATGGCTCCTGTTTGCACTAGCGGAACCGTGGTCTGCAGAAATCCGGCTATTGCGTTGGCATACTCGACTGCATCTTGTTTTTCTTCTTGTTTATCAATCGCTACGGTAGACTCTGCTTCCACATCAATACGAAATCCTCTTTGTTTTTCATTCCGCAGCAGTTCTAAAATGGATCCGGCTAGACGTACATCCATGCCCGGTCCAGCCATATCGACTAGAGTTTGAGCGTCATACTGCTCTGCCATAATCTCTGCTTTGAGCCTAAAATTGTCTCGAATGAATCTCGCTACCAAATCCTGTCTTGGAGACAACCTTAAATTGCCATAGGATCCTTTTAATCTTTGCGAACCTAATGTTTCTCTGGGATCGGTTACGCCCCGGAAGATATCGGATATCCCGGTTAACTCGTATATAGACTGAATCAATGCAGTACGCTGCTGATACAGTCCGCTTAACACAGAAGCTATCTGTTCAATCGGAATCCAGCTTATCGCACCGCCCATACCGCCCCGTTCAATCAATACCTGATAATTGTCCGTTGGAATGAGTTGATTATCATCGCCTGCCAGCAGGTTGCTCATTTCCGCTTTTAAATCTGCTGGATATACGCCACGCACTTTTAACGCCCCGATAAGTCTATCGATTCTATCGGTGAGTCTGTTCAGTTCATCTGCCTGATCCTGATACAGTGTATACTCCGGGATTGGAATCATGCTGCGGTTGCTGAACATGGAATAGAGCGGTTTGGACATCGGAAAAAAGTTTTCCAGGTTTAAGGGATCTTCTACATCCAATAAAGGTTCATCCAAACCTTCTGTAACAATATACATTCTTCGAGTTTCTTTATCCCAAATCTCCCATACATCGGCTCTAAGATAAAACTGTTCTTCTTCTTCATTTGAGTCATACGTATCGGTTTCATGGACTAGATGTACTTTCTTACCCTTTTCCGGGAACTGTTCTATAAGTTCATCTCTAGTCAGTCTTTTCTTAAACGCCACCCATCTAACATCTTCCCATTTTTTTGCTGGTGATATTCTAAAGTCATCCCAGGGAACGTATTCACACATGACTTCTTCATAGACTACTTCTTCCTCGCCTTCTTTTTGCAGATAAAAAGAATCTTCTTCCATCACGACATCGCCTTCATAGATTGGATTCTGCTCTGCATCTATAAATCCACCCGTGCCATCTTCTTGCAAAGGTACTCTTTCACCTTCACTCATTCCGGTGTGTGGCTCGTAACGTACTCTTATTACTCCTCTACCTACCAGGAGCATATCGACTACCGCTCTTTCCACTACGCTTCTAAAATCATATTGATCTACCATGAACTCCAGTCCACGTTCTATGATTTCTGATGCCTGCCTTGCCACGGGATCGTTGTCTCTAAATCTGCGTTCTACCGATGGTTTGGGATTGCCTTGAAATATGGCAGGAGCCAGTATCGAAGTATTGGCATAAAGAATATTGAATCGATGTCCGTATCTCTCCTGGTCATCTCGATAAATCGATTCTATCTTACTGGCACGTTCCCTCCACTTTGCTTCTTCTCCGGTCGCCAGCTCTAACTCTCTCATCCATCTTCTATGAATATCAGCCGGTTTTCTTCCATAACTATCTTGAATTGTTTCTACGGTTCCTGCCATTAATTAAATTCTCCTGCCTTGCATCCCTTGCTCAATTAGAGCATCGTTTTCTGCAAGGATCTGTTCAAAGGTTCGTTCAAACACGGGTTTAGGATCTTCAAAATGATCGTGCGTCACTAAAGACAAATACCGAAATGCATCGGCTCCATGACTCGCCCAGTTATGCAAAGGCGTGTTTCTAAATATTTTCTTTTCCTCGTCATATACTTTCTGGTACTGATGCAGAGCTTCGATACCGTCTTTGCATCCTTCTGCATCAAAACAACATCTACGCAGCATAATTCTGCCTGCTTCGATTCCATCGGTTAACGATAGGTTCGGCACTATCTGAAACTCCAGCCCCAGGGATCGAGCTATCTCTGCTCTGGACTTCCCGGTTCCCCATTCTCTGACACGAATATCATGCGGAGCGTGCATCTCTCCTAACTTGTATCCTTGCGACTGCAGTTTCTGTAGATAGTTCACATAATGCGGTATGCCTTCTCCAGAATTTTCATAGTAATGAATTAAATGAATAAACCTGCCTACAATCTGGTAGAACCAAATTGCAGTAGCATCCGATACTCCCAAATCAAATGCTGCATGTACCGGGAGTTCTGATTGATGCGGTATCTTGGTAATTCTGCCTTCATCCGATGCTCTGCTCATTTCTCTACCGTAGTATGCACCACGAATTGCCGCCGCAAAGCTGCACTCAAACTCTTGCTCAAACTCATCTTCACTCATCATCGATCTGGCAGCGTGCAGTTCGGACTCATCAATCACTCCTGATTCGCTGGCCTTGAACATGGATGCATACCATTCGCCGGAGGTATCTTCTAAGGCATAATTATAAATATCGTAAAAAGCGTTGTGTCCTTGCGGTGTGCCAATAATAATTGCATCGCCTTTTCTATCGGAGAGTGCCGGTCTTACCACTTCTGGCCATAACGATGGATGCGTTCCGGCAAACTCATCGATGACCGCACAATCAAAGTACAGTCCCCGTAGATGATCCGGCTCGCCGCCATAAAGCCTGATTCTGGATCCATTCGGGAAATCGCACCGAAGTTCTACTTCATTAAATGAAACTCCCGGGATATTGCGTGTATAATTTTTTAGATAGGTCCAGGCTACATCTTTACTTTGTCGATACAGAGGAGAGATAAAAGCAAACCGGGCATCTTTCTTTTTGGTCCTGCATGCTCTATCGACCAGTTCATTCAAACACAACACCGTCTTGCCAAACCTTCGGTGGCATACCAGGACATTAAACCGTTTTAGATTCTGGTGAATCTCCTGCTGCAACGGTCTTGGCACATAGCCTGTACTAACTCTCTTTGTTTTCGCTATCATCTTCTTTTCTTCTTATGCCGGTTTCGACAAACAAGTTTAAAGCCTTACCCTCTGGCCCTGATATTTCTCTTGGTGGTTCACTCCATTTCATTCTTGTCTTTGCCCAAAAGATTTGAGCAGTGACGTTATTGAGATTGGTCGCTTGATGAAACAGAGCTTTCGTTACGCTTAGATTTGCTTTCTCCTTACCCAGCTCCAGTTCGTCTTTGAAATGTTTGTTGAGTGTCGGTCTGGTAATACCTAAGACCTTTGCAATATTTTCATGGGGAACACCTGTAGCACTTAACATTAAGACATCGTGTCTTTCTTTTTCACTGGGTTGATACAGCGTTCCCCTATTTGTTTTCTTATTGGTCATGATGAACGACCTCGCTATCGGTTTCTATCCAGACTCTGGCACCGCAGCTTAATGGTTTGTCTGGAGCATAGACAACTTTGGATGGTCCTAGAATTTCTACTTGAGAAGCATACTCGTTGCTGCGATACGTCTTGCAAGTAAGTACCGGTTTTCGTTCCCCGGTTTTTTGGTTACGCCGAATAATGTGCTGATTCACATGGATCCTAGTTCGCACCTAGTTCCTTTTTTTTATAGACGTAAAAACTCCAATCTACAAAATAGAACCTTATGTCAATTTGTCAAGAGCCATAAACATGCGATTATGATAATTAATAGTCGATTATGTGCATTATTTAGTTGACATAAAGCACTTATTTTGGTAACATAAGTATATTAAATGATTAGTATTTATCAACCACCAAGCAAAGGAGAGAAAAATGAGTAAGAAAAATTTAAATCAACAAGCAAACACAGTTACGATTCATGCAGATGTTATTGAATTAAAACGCTATCTTGGAGAGAAGCTTGCTATTCTTCATTCTAGTCCAGAAAATTCAGACTATGAAATATACGTTTCGGCATATGATGCAGACGGTTATGTAGTAGGCGGTTATGGTAGTCTTGAGACTGCGATGGATTGTAAACCTAACCATAGGTACGAAATTAAATTAATAAAAAAGAAATAACTTTTAACCCGGGGAGCTTCGGCTCCCCAAAACCACCAAGCATAGGAGAGAAAAAAAGATGAAAACAGAAATTAAAGAAATGGTAGCGAACTTAGAAAAAGATTTAGAGCAACATGATAATAGCTATAAAAGAAAAATGGTTGATTGGTATGAGTATAGATTTGATGCTTTAAACAACATGAAACGTGGTGAAGAAAAATTTGATTCCGACAGATACCATTGGTTCATGAGACAGTGTGAAGTTGCTGGTGGAAAAGGAATGTATGAGAAGTTGAAATTTGCAAGCATCAAACAAGTAAGAGAATTAGCTTTAAAAGATGCAGACCGTAAATTGAAAAACAGAAATTTGATGTTAGCAAAAAAATTAGAAAAAGCTGGTGTTACAGAGATTTCCGATTCAGAAGTAATTTATTCTGACAACAATGCTTTTGATGGACTTTATACTGTTGAAACAAAACAAGGTAGAAAAGCAATTAGCATTAATACAATTATTGCTGGCGGTCATAATATCCAATGTATCCACCACAGAACTTTAGTAAAAATAAACTAACTTTTAACCCGGGGAGCTTCGGCTCCCCAAAACCACCAAGCACATAGGAGAGAGAAATGAGTGCATTTATTATTAGTAAAAAAAGTATGGATTATATAGTCGATGGCATTAACCGTATTCCGCACCGAGAAAGAACACATCTGTTTTATGGATCTGTAATACCAAAATCAAATGAAATGGGCAGAAAATTTTACGCTACAAATTTGGATGCAGTTACGCAGCGATATCCAGATGAATCCTTAGAAGGACTTCCCGGTCCTATAGATAAATCCGACATTCTTGATAATTACGAATTTACTCCGGTCCATGATGGTTCCCTGGTGAAAACGTACAAGAAAATCTGCTCATTGATCTATCAATGTTCGGAAGGTGATGTATTTAAAAGAGAAGATTTTAAGCAGATTGTACGTATCAAAAATAAAATAGCAGATTCGATTGTTACTTCTTTACCCGAATACTTGGAGGTAAATTAAAATGATAGAACAATATACAGGCAAGTCCAGGAAAGTGAGAGGGATGCTGAAAGAGCTGGATAAGTTGCATAAAGTAAAAAAGCAGCACCAGGCACGCTATGAAAAATATTTACATGGTCTGGATAAGAAGATCCGTAATATCAAATCTGAAATTTACTTTAGATATACGGATATGACAGGCGGTCAACTTGGCGAAGTAGAAAGTGTACTGCGATTATTCGATTCGGATATTTTGAAAGATGCTTTGAAAAAGTTAGAGCCAGATACCGAAGCACCTGGCCCTTATGTCCCAAAAACACCACCAAGCGTTGGAGAGACTATGCAAGTCTAAATGATATTTATAAAATATTCAATATGAAATTTGGCTCCTGCCCGGGAGCCATTTTTTTTAATCTGCTCACGATGTACATTGAAGCTGCTTTGCAAGTTCTTTTGGTAATCGTTGCACCCTCCCTAAAGCTTCCTTTTTCACCTGATAATGCGAGCTACTACAGTAAGGACATTTGGTTAGGGGATCAGAAAACGGTCGATGGCAATCCTTACATATCTGCATATGGGTAGTTCCTAGAGATAGGGGCTAAAAAGAAAAAAACCGAAAAAAAAAGAAAAAAGCAAAAGCTAACTTGTGGCCGAAGGCCACGAACATGCTACGCATGTTCAATATATATCTTTTGAATTTACAAGGGTTTTTAAAAACCAGAAAAAGCTCTTGAACTTCCTTTAGAAATGCATAAACAAAATAATATGCCTAAAACACCGTGTCAAGTCGAATCTGAAAAGTGCGTTGTCAAATATGTACATTAAGTGCAATTAACGAAAAACTTTTTTTTATTTTTTTTTAAATGGCCTAAAAACGGGCCAAAAAGTGCAAAGTCCGGGGTATTTTTTCATTATTTAATTTTTATTTATTTCGTATTTTTTTAGACTCTAAATTCCATTTCCCCAGCACGCCAAATCACTTTACCGATTAATCTTTTTTTAAGTTCATCATGGGAAAGAATTAAAGATTCATGCCTGGACTGTCCGATTGGTGTCGGCTGTTGCACCAGACATTGTTTTTTACCCTCGCCAATGGTAGAAACCGCACCTAATTTGCCAGTAAAAATAGGCCTATCTAAAATCCCTTCGGTTTGTACTGAAATTAAATCATAGATATTTAATACTTTTTGAGCCAAATCTACCATGTAATAATTGCCTTTATGAATAAATGGCCATAACGTATTCGTATTCGATAAAAGCATTATCGTTCTATCCGATATCATTTTTCCTAAAGCATTGTTTTTTAAAAAACGCTGCACCTTGTCGGCTCTTTCTAAAACTTCATCCCAGTTGTAGCCTAAAGATAGATCCGGGAGATTCATTCGGTTAGTAAACAAAGGTACATGTACATATTCTTCGATTCCTTCTTTTGTAACGTCCATGCTTGAAGTTCTTCCGTAAAGATAATCCAGAGATACTTCGGTTATTTCAGCAAAGATTAACATTTGGGCTGGCGACATTTTGCTTGTGCCATTTTCCATACGGGAATACGTTAGCGTGCTAATGCCCATCTTCTCTGCAACTTCTTTTTGCAAAAGTCTTGATCGATTCCTGGCAGATACGATGCGAAATAATAATTCACCATTGGCTTCGTCATACTGTTCAATGGTTATCGGCGGCGAAGCAGATTTAATCCTACTTATCGCATCTCTTTTATAATTTCTTATCTTTCTTTCTTTACTTGATCTATCTCTTTCCACTGTTTTCATATCTTCTCCCTTTGCATTTTCAAAATAAATTTGACATAAATTAAATAATGTTTTAGATTGTAGTCATATTTTTGAATAAAAAACAACACATTTGTAAACAAAAGGAGACTTTATGACACTAAATGATACTTAATTGACGTTAATGACACCATGTACCACAATTCAAGTTAATTAATTTATTTTAAACACCACCAAGCGAGGAGATATAATGAATAGATATCAAGTAAGAGGTTTTATTTTATTAAGGGCTAGCTGGAATTTAGAAGCAACCGATGAAATTGAAGCAAAAAATATGGCCAGAACGCTTTCACCGGATTTTATCGATTACAACTCCGCACAAGTTTTGCCAGAATCATTCAAATCCAATCCCATTGTAAAATATGAAATCACCCTGCCTATGGACAATGATGACTTTACAGGGCCTGCGGAAACCTTCCAAAAAGAGTTTGAGTCTGTAGGCAGCTCTAACGGACACCATAAATCCTACCATTCCATACGCACCTATAAACCGGAGGATGACTTTTAATGGAAACCAAACATACACAAATATTAGAAAAGGAATTTGCACCGCATTTAATAAAGCAAAGACCGGGATTTGGTGGAGGATATTTAAGCTATGTCGAGGCCCACCACTATATCAAACGATTTAACGAAGCGTTTGAACATGACTGGTCTTTTTCTATTACGCAGCATCATGTAGGAAATGATGAAGTGTATGTGGTCGTTATGATTGCTGCAAAAGATATTTGCAAAGAAGCATTTGGTTCTTCTTTGCGAAAAGGAAAATCGGTGGGAGATGCATTAAAGAGTGCATCAACCGATGCCCTAAAAAAAGCAGCATCGATGTTTGGCATCGGACTGCACCTCTATGATTCAGAATCCGATGCGGTTACTCCTGCTTCTACTCCATCGGTAGTTCCGCAGGTAGCCCATAAAGAACCGATACTCAAAGATGAATTTGTAAAATCGGTGGTCGCAAAAAAAGAGGATCTTTTAACGCAAATAGATACCATTTCGATGGCACAAGTAAAACGGATGATCGCTCTTTGGAAAAGCAACACGTATAGGGAAAAAATTGATCCAGAAGATACTAAATCTGCAACAAGAGAAGTGCCTTATGCCGATGGTAAATCCCCGGAAGAAAGAGGTCTTACATTCGATGGCATTACGAATTACGTTGAAGAAGTTACCGGTCAGAGGGATCATGCACAAATTCCTAAGACTTGTTACGAACCAATATGTACTTGGATTTGTTTCTGGGGCATGAAATCGATTGCCCAGGATAGTGAAACGGAACCAGATTGGGAAGAATATAAAAACTCAGAACTTATTGCTGCTCAGAAAGAGCAAGAAGATATTCCATTTTAATTTTATCCAAGGCGAGTAGACAATTCATGGGCGGTGGATTGGTAATGTCAGCTTTTGCAAACTCTCCCGAAAGCTGGCAGCTACTCGCTGATAAGGAGATAGATATTAAACAACAACTAACTTACGATGATATTATAAAATTAAAAAAAAGAACTGCTGCAATCAATTTTTTTAATCAACAATACCTAGATGCAATCGGCGTTAAATCACCTTCTATGGAAATGAAAAAACACCAGCATAAATTTGATGATGTTATTGAAGATTACGGTTTACCGACTACATTAATGTATATAGAAGTTTGGTTTGAAAAAAGTGGGGAAACATTCAAAGTCAACAGCAATATGAAAACGAGGTCTATCGCTGCTTTCTTAGGTTGTATTCCTTACATACAGGTTTTAAAAGAAGTACAAAATGCAAATGAAAAAGGGTTGCAGAAAAGATACATTGAAATTCTGCAACAAATAAACTGATGGATATCGATAGATCCATTCTAGATGCGTATGAACATCACATTCGTAACCTTCCGCCTAGAATTTTAGAATCAGCCCGACTGGTTGGGCAAAAAGAATTAGACGGTAAAACTTCATTTTGGTGGATGGCAAACGATGAGCAAAATCTTATATGTAATCGATGCGGATTTAAACATAAAGCCGACATTAATTTTTCTGGACAAAAATGTGGCAGAGACATTGGTAAAAAGAAGAAAGCAGAGAATCAAAAGTTTGCGATGGAAGAAGATCCTACAATTCGATGTTCTGGCACTCTGGAAGTCTGTATGGAATTTCTCGAAGTGCCAAGCAAGGCCTTGCATCGTTATTCAAGGGCTAGAGCTTGGGAAGCTTCTGGAAAAGATGAAAAAGATACGATTGGAAAAAAGGCATGGGAGATGACCTTCATTTATAACGAAGCCCTTAAACGTCTGCCGCCATGGGCTAAGCGAATAGGAGCTATTCAACATGAAAGTGCAGTTAATTAAACTGAAAGATATGGCGTCAGATTTGGGAGTAACCAGAAATACGGTAAAAAAATGGATAGAATCAAGAGGGCTACCCTGCCACGTAATCGATAGCAGATATTATTTTAGACCTGAAAAAGTCCGGCAATGGTTGGACTCACAAGAGGAGGAGACAGAAAAAAATGGAGACTACTACGTACGAAATTAAAAGTACCAGACCAAAAGAAGATATTGATATTCGTCAAATGGTTATTGATGTTTTCCAGAAAATTTGTGAACTAGAAGATGAGATGCATAACCGTAAACTAGAAGAAGATGCGTATATCGTGTATATGCAAAATGCCAGAAGAAAAGTAGAAGAACATATTTTGTATTTAAAAGAACAGTTAGAAGAAGGAATTAAAAGACTGCCAAACCAGAGTACCCGGATTGGACCATACACGTTCTTTTTAAAGAAGTCTCCTGACAAAATAGTAATCGAAGATGAAGAAGCTGCTTTACAAGAATTAAAAGGTCTTGGCAAATTAGGTGAAAAATGTATCAAAACCTCGCAAAAAGTGTTAAAATCCGAAGTGAAAAAGTTAATCAAAAAAGATGGTCCTGCCCTGGAACATGTACACGTTGAAAAAGGAAAACCGAATTTAAGTATTAAAAAGAACGATTAAATCCACCAAGCACCTATCAAGGAGAGAATATGAAAATCCAACACACTTTAGAAAAAAGAAAAGATTCCCCGTTTTATATGGGAGTATTTCGCCTGTACGATGATAACGAAGTACTGATAAAACGTATACGTATATCTACCAAGGTAAAAACACAATCCTTAGCGTTTGAATTTTGCCGACAAAAAGCAAAAGAAATTGCAGCCAACGGTTTTAAAGATATTAAATCCGATAGAGTTTTATTTAAAGATTACGCTTTAGAATGGGTTTCCAATTTGGAGTATAAGCGAGGTACTATTTTGTCAAAAGAAAACTCTATCAATAATCATATAATTCCCGTCATCGGTAACACGCAAATTGTAGGTTTAGTTCGGGATCAAATCAAAGAATTAGACCGGGCT